AAGACTACCTTTACCTAAACCAAAGGAGATGAAGTGATGGGATACTTAGCATTACTAATAGTTTATATAATCGCTGTCATCATGGCATGGAGTATTAGCCATGACGATTAAAACTTTTCAAGACTTAGTGGACTACTATAAGACAACTCCACAGTTCCTTTCACTCAGGAATAGAACCCAAAGGGACTATGATTACTGTATTAATAGGGCTGTAGAGACGTTTTTCAGCCCCAAAGTTACAATGGGACGCACTATTCTAGGGAAGATTGGCGTGTCTGAGTGCAAAAAAGCGTACCAACAATGGCTAAATCGTGGAATTAGGACAGCAAACATGACAGCTACAGTCAGTTCTGTTCTCTTTAATACAGCCGTAGAATTAGAGTTGATACCCAACAACCCAATGAAGCATGTTACCAAGATGCAGACACAACCAAGGAAGGTTATGTGGACGGAAGATCAAGTACGTTTGTTCTTGGATACAGCTTACGGAGAATATAAGTGGAGAAGTATAGGGCTGATAGTTCACATGGCTTATAGCTTTGCCCAAAGGATAGGCGATATGCGAACCTTGGAGTGGAGCAACATAAACTTTGAGGAACGCAGACTTGACTTGGAGCAGTCTAAGAAAAGGGCAGAGGTTCATCTACCTATCAAGGATAGTATGCACAGAATGTTGGAACAACAGCGTAAAGACTTTGGCTTTCAAAAGTATGTTGCCCCACACCCTTATCCTAGAGGGGGACGCTACGCTATATACAGCGATATAGACATTGGTGTACAGGTAAATCAGGTTAAGAAGGTAGCAGGATTACCTAAAGACCTGACAGCGATGGACATGAGAAGGACAGCTATAACAGAAATGGTTGAAGCAGGAGTGGACACTACACAAATCATGGCTGTGTCAGGACACAACAGCCCTAACTCAATGCGTCCTTATATTAAACACACATACAAATCGGCTGCAAATGCTTTAGACAGAAGGGAGGAGAGTAAAAATGGCGAGCAAACCTACTAATGATTTTATCAGAGAGCTAAATGTTAAAGAGGGTGAGACTATCACTATGGATTGTCCCATATGTAAAGGCATAAAGAAGTTTACAGCTACCAATAGAGATGGATTGATACTATATAATTGCTACAGAAACAGTTGTGATGTGAAAGGAGCAACACTAACTCCGATGTTGGTGGATACTATAAAGAATAAAATACAAGGCATAGAAGAAACAGTAGAGCCTAAAAGGTTTGAGATGCCTGAGTTTATAACTGATGGCAACAACGCTTACGTTCAAAGGTTTAAAAGACGTTGGGATTTAAATATAGAATTGTTATATGATTGTAAAAGTCAAAGGGCTGTGTTTCCCATACACAAGAACGGCAGAGTTGTTGACGCAATAGGTAGGGCTTTATATAACGCACAGCCAAAGTGGTATAAGTATGGTGGGACAGCTAAATATTATTCCTATTGTATCAAGCCTAGTCAAAGTATAGCTGTTGTTGTTGAAGATGTTGTATCAGCTACAGTTGTGGGAGAGAACCTTATAGGAGTAACAGGAGTGGCTTTACTAGGGACTAGTTTACTGAAGGAACATAAAGAGTATCTTGATGGGTTTGATAAGGTTATTGTGGCTCTTGACCCTGACGCTGTAGGAAAGACCATAGAGTACACCAAAGAATTAAAAAGTTACTGTGATCCATCAGAAGTTTATGGACTACAGATCGAAGATGATTTAAAATACAAACGAGAGAACGACTTTAGCAAACTAAGAGAAATGGTGAGTTAATATGGATGATGAACAGCTAGAACTCTTTGATATAAAAAAGCCATCACTATCAGGAGATTATCGTATATGTTCCAAGTGTAATGAGGAGAAACACATATCAGAATACAGATTGCAGATGGGCGGCAAGTCTTATCGCACCGAATGTAAAGACTGTTCAGATAAGAAGATTGCTGTACGCAAACAACTTATGATAGAGAACCCAAAGCCTATTGACCCTAATTACTATTGTCCCATTTGTAAGAAAACAGAGGAGCAGTTAACAATTAATGGACAGTTCCCTGATAGATCGGTGTGGGCATTAGATCATAATCATACTACACATAAATTTCGTGCTTGGATATGTAACAACTGTAACACAGGGCTAGGAAGATTTAACGATAGTGCAGATGTAGTAGAAGAAGCATTAAAATATTTAAAAAAGGATTATAAAAAATGATAGAGTTAGCACTAATAAGAAGCTTAATGCAGAAAGACTTTTATGATGAACACAAAGGTAGTAGATGTCCTGACAGACTATTTAGTAAAGATGTTAGAAAGATTAAGGGTACACTAGATCAAGCGATGAGCAAGCACGAAAGAAACTTATCCCTTACAGAACTACAAGCCTTGTTCTTTTCTGACAATGGGACGATGACTTCAGCCAACAAAACATCTTACGAGGTTCTATTTAATAAGTTATCAAAAGAAGAACCAATGAATAACGATATAGCGAAAGAAGTTTTATCTAAACTGTTTCAACAAATGGTTGGTGAGGAGATAGCTAACCTTGGCTTTGACTATGTGAACGGAACTAAAAGTAATCTTGAACCATTACGGAACATATTAGATAGCTATCAAGATGACTTCACTCCTAGTTTTAAGTTTGAAGGTGACGACATTAGCTTTGACACATTGGTTGACCACTTGAATGTAAAGTACCAATGGAAGTTTAACATACCATCTCTTGCTAGGAGAGTAGAGGGACTGAGTGGGGGACACTTTGTTATTGTAGGGGCTAGACCAAACACAGGTAAGACTTCCTTTCATGCTAGTATAATAGCATCAGAGGGTGGGTTTATAGACCAAGGGGCTAAGTGTGTGGTGTTATGTAATGAAGAAGCGTACAAGAGAGTTGGCTTACGTTACCTGTACTGTAAATCTAACATGTCGAGTGACCAAGTATTAGAGAACAGAAAGGTGGCACTCAGTCGTTATGAACCTGTAAAGCAGTTGCTATCTATTAAAGATGCAACAGATAAAAGAATGGAATATGTAGAGCAACTAGCTAAGAGTGTTAACCCTGATATCATAGTGCTTGATATGGGTGACAAGTTTGCGAGCATGGGTTCAGAGAGGTCAGACATCTATTTAAAGGAGGCGGCAATTCATGCAAGAAACATCGCCAAGAAGTACAACTGTGCTATCATATGGATGTCACAACTATCAGCAGAAGCAGAAGGAAAGATAAATGTTAATCAATCTATGCTTGAAGGTAGTAAAACAGGTAAGGCTGCAGAAGCTGATTTGATGTTATTAATTAGTAAGAACCCTGACATTGAGGGGCAGGATAGTAATGACCCACAGCGTCACATCAGACTAGCCAAGAACAAACTAACAGGGTGGCATGGCACAGTTCATGTCGAACTAGATGTAGAAACAGGAAGGTACTCAGCATGAAGATAATACTTGATGTAGAAAACACGACAACTAAACGAGATGGCAAGTTACATCTTGACCCATTTGAGCCTGACAATTCTTTAACACTCGTGGGTATAATGGATCATATTAATCAGGATGAGAAAACTATATTTGTATTTGACCACAATGAAAAGACTATTGAGGACGATGATGCACAGCAGAGATTACAAAGAGTTCTTGATAATACGACACTGTTGATAGGACACAACTTACAATATGATTTACAATGGTTGTGGGCTTGTGGTTTTAAGTATGATGGTGAAATATTTGACACTATGCTAGGCGAATACATATTACAGAGGGGACAAAAACAATCTGTGAGCCTGGAAAACTGTGCAATACGCTACGATCTTAACATGAAGAAATCGGACACACTCAAAGACTATTTTAGTAGGGGCTTTCAAACAGATGAGATACCTCTTGACGAGTTGTCGGAATACTTAACACAAGACTTAGTTGTAACGAGGTCTTTGTATTGGCGATTGCTAGATGAATATGCCAAGCCTGAGAGTCAATCACTAATAAAGGTAAGAGACATTACCAACAACGTATGCAAGACGCTAACGAGAATGTATATGAATGGGTTTAATATAGACAGGAAAGCTTTACAGGAAGTGCGTTGGGACTTTGAGGACGAACTAATTAAGATAGAGAGACGACTAAACGCACAAGTAAAAGAACTAATGGGTGACACTCCTATTAATCTTAACTCCCCTGAGCAAGTCAGTCAGGTTATATACTCTAGGATACTGAAGGATAAGAAGCAGTGGGCTGTTGCGTTTGATTATGTAGAAAACAAGGACGAGTTTAAACAGGCTGTTAAAGATAATAGTTCTATGATGGTTAAGACTAAGGCTAGTGTTTGTCAGAAGTGCTACGGCAAAGGTAAGGTGTATAAGATTAAGAAGGATGGTAAACCTTTTGCCAAGCCAACTCGTTGTCCTGAGTGTGACACGAGTCC